TTATTTCTTCTTTCATTTTTCTTCCTCCATTATTTTATTTCTCATTATTTTTCTATTATTGTTCTTTGGAAATTCATCATTTCTTAATGTTACACTTGATATTTGATGATTCTTTGGAACCTTACTGTTATACTTGTAAATTAAACCATTAAAGTAACTTATGTTTCCAAAATATTCTTCATTCGGATAAATCATTGCTATTAATTTATTGTCTTTAGCATACACTATTACTTCACATACACCTTTATCTTTTGATAACTTTTCTTCTATAACTTCGGGTGATATATTTTCTCCATTACTTAGTATGATTAAGTTCTTCTTTCTTCCAGTGATATAAAGAAAACCATTTTCATCTAAATATCCAAAATCTCCAGTATTAAAATAACCCTTTTTAATAACGCTTTTTGTTGCCTGTTCATCTTTATAATAACCAAGCATTACAATATCACCTTTTACTAATATTTCATTATTTTCAATTTTTATATATGCGTCTCGCACTACTTGACCTACAGAACCATCTTTATAATACTCATTTCTGTTAACTGCTAAAACCGGAGAGCATTCAGTAATTCCATACCCATTTAATATTTCGATACCAATTGATCTAAACCATTTAACGTATTTAGCATCTAGAAAAGCTCCACCGCAAATAATGTATTTCAAATTGCCTCCGAAGTTAGCTAATATTGATTTAAATAATATATGTCTTAAATCTATGCCTATTTTTAATAAACTATTACTCATTTTAATTGTGGCTTTTAAAATACTGGCTTTCTTGGTTTGACGAGCTGTTTTCCATATTTGTTTATAAAAATTTTCTATAAACACAGGTACAACGAACATAGTGTTTGGTTTTGATTTTTTAATTTCATTTATTAAATATTTTAGACTATTATTTAAAAACACGGGGACACCGTAATAGAATGGTTTTAAAACACTTGTAATTAACCCAAAGGCATGATGAAAAGGTAAACAAGAAAATACTAAACCATCTGGCTTAAATAAACAGCTAGCACCATAAATATCACTTAATATATTTTTTTCACTTAACATTACACCTTTATTTGCACCAGTTGTTCCCGATGTAAAAAATATTACTCGACATTCATCTTTTGCTTTATTGTCTTTAAATTCTAAGCCTTTATTATCTTTAATTAATATATCTATATCATCTATATAATATGATTTATATTTTTTTTCTATAACTTCTAAATCGCAGTAATTTTTAGAGTAGTAAATTATTTTTGAATCACTTTTTTTAAGCAATTCTTTTATTTTATCTGTTGATAAGTCTTTATCTATTAACACTGCCACATTTTTACTAATTATAATGCTAAAAAATAATACTAAGTAATTATATGAATTTTCTCCGATTAATGCAATGTGTTTGTTTTTATAATTATTGCTTAAATAATTACTTAATATTCTTACATCATTGTTGAAATCATTATATGTTTTTCTAATTTCTTCTTTTTGAGCATTATTAAAAATAAAGGCTACTTCGTCTTTTTTATCCCCTAGGTTCAAAGTTAACAATTCTTTAAAATCTTTTAGTTTTTTATGTTCGTAATATGCATATGGTTTATTCATAATTCCACCCCATGTACTTTTTAAGTAATGACCCTAGATATAATAATATCACGTTTTTTAAGATTTGAAAACATATTTTGTTTTATAATAAACAAAAATAACTAATTTGTATTTTTTTTAGCTCTATACCTTTCCATTTCATTAAAAGGTTTAAAATATATTCTTGTTCATTGTTATTTAGATCTTTTTAAATAGGCATGGTTTTAGACACAGTCATGCAAGTTTACTTATAAACTTAGGATGCGATAGTAAAGAAGTTGCTGATAGGTTAGGAGATACTATACAAATTGTTGAGAAAACCTACTTCCATTTGTTTAGCAAAAAGAAAAAACATAGCATACAATTATTAAATAAATTTAATGAAGGCAAAAGGTAAAAATAAAAAAAATCCCGTATTTACGGGAGAAAATTCAATTTGGTGGAGTAGAGGAGAACAATTTTAATGGTTTTGCACGATTTGTTGCCCCATAAAAACGGCAAATAATTAATAACAATATACGCTATGAAACACTAAAACACTACAAAAGTGTGTTGGGAGTGTGTTTCAAAATGAATTGTAAATATTATAGAACAAGAACAAAAAAATATAAAAAATATGGATATTGTACAAAGTATAAAAAAGATGTATCTTTATTCTGTAAAGAATGTAATACAATAGAATACAAAGAAATTAAGTCTATTAAAAAAAGAACAAACAAACAAGCTCAAGCTGAAAAAAATAGAAAAAGTCTTTTTACTAATGATTTGAATCATTGTATAATATGTGGTAAAAAAAGAGATAATTTGCATGAGGTGTTTTTCGGGCGAAATAGACAACTTTCGATTAAGTATGGACTAGTTATACCACTTTGTATAGAATGCCACCAAGAAATGCACAAGAATATAGAATTACAAAATTTATGGCACGAAAAAGGACAAGTCGTTTTTGAAAGAGCTTATCCTGAATTGAGTTTTGTTGAAATATTTAGGTGTAATTATAACATATGATCTAACCTGGATATGAAACGTGATTTTTGTCAAACCACATAATATTCAAATATTGTGATTCCCTCCAACCTATAATCCTAAACTTTTTATTCACTCTCATTGAGATTGCTGTTGCATCAACTGGAAATAGTGATGGCATTGGATCATTAAAATGAGTTGGAGTTTCATAGTTCAATCCAGTATCAATTTTTATTGCAGTCCAAGTCATTACTTCAATTTTCTGAAAAAAAGAAATTAGTGCTTTTAAATCTTTTGAACATAATTTTTCTAATGGATACTTATTGTGACAATAACAAAATTTTATATGGCATATTTTATCATCGTCTGTTGTTTTTTTGTTTAACTTTTTAGGGTATAAATCACTTGGTGAGTAAAATCTATCATTATTCATTTATTCTTTTTTTAAAGAAAGATTTCATAGATTCCTTACTTATAACATTTGTACAAGGTTCTCCATCTTTACAATCTCCTCTTGCCTCTATCCAAGGTGTTTCTTTATGTGTAAGTTGTTCCAAATATTTACCATCAAAAATGCCATATGTATTCCAAATGCGACTCAAAAAACTAATTAATCCATCATCTAACAAAGGAACTTCGCCTGCTGGTTTATCAATTGCGGAAAAACCATAAGATTTATATTGATTGTAAATATCAGGATTTGCAGGACCATGTGCCCATGCTTGAAAGTCATCTGAAAATAGTTCTTCATTAAACATTGCCAAGTAATAACCTTGAGTATAATACAATATTTTTTGTAATTTCAAAGGTGTGATTGTACTTCCTGCGTCTCTTTCCACAATTTTTAAGAAAAAATTTGCAATATCAAAAATCGTTACCTTATCCACTTTTATCTCTCCTCTATTATTTAAATCATACCACAAACTCCCTGCTCGTGTAAATATATAGTCTACTACTTTTTTTATCATTGTCAAGAAAAACAGCTCCTTTCTTCCCTAATATACCATATGAAACGTGCAAAATTTGTCGAACAAAAAAATGCACTAAAAAAAGACCCAGCCGTTTTGACTGAGTCCTTATTAGTATTTAAATCCATATTTAACTAGCATTTTTAATGTGATAGGTCCTACACAACCGTCTTGTTCGAGTCCTGTTCTTTTTTGAAATTCTTTTATAGATGCTTGAATATATTTTCCATAGTAATCGCCTAAAGCATTTTTTGAAGTATATGCTGGAAAAGTAAGATACATAAATTTAGATATTTTATCAACATTATCACCTTTGTCTCCTAACTTAATATATCCTCTAGGCCCTAAAAAATTATCTTTTTTAGGTTGTTCTGGGGTAGGTTCTGCAGGTTTAACTTCATTTTCATAAGTTAAATATGGGCTTTTAAACCACTTAGTCCAAGTTGCTCTTTTACCATCACAACCTTTACCATCGCCTTTAAAATATGTCTTGTAAATTCTACCTTTCTTACCATCATATTTCGCTGCAGTACTTTCAATTACTTTACCATTTCCGATATATATTCCCATGTGCCCTTTCATATAAACTAGTACGCCAGGTATTTCTGGAATAGTAGATATATCGCCTTTTTCTTTAGCTTCTGCTAATAAACCTTCGCAAGATAGGTCTTTTTGTGTCTTACCATAATATCTAGCATTATTTGTACTATAATCATGCCACATGAAGCATTTAAAAAGACCACAACAGTCGAATTGTCTGGTCCCATCTGAATCATATCTTCCGATACCTCCGCTTTTGTATCTATTTTTCTTTTTATATTGTTCTTCAGCCCATTTCACTAAGTCTGAAGCTTTTGTAAAATCGTACATACTTATTCCTCCCTGCTTATACCTTTTATTACCCAGAACTGAGCTTCTTCCAATTTTGTGATTGCTAGAGATTTCTCTCTACTATTTTCACATAATTTTTCAACGCAATTATAGATATCAGAAAAGCTTAATCTTATTTTATTTATTTTTTCTTTTTGTTTTTCTGTTATTTCTATAAATTTTGCTTTTTCATTCATATTTATTCTCCTTTTACTATTTTTTCTAAATTGTGAAATACATCATAAGTTCCACCAGCTATAACGCCACTTAAGGCTATAGCAACTTTAAAATCTTTAGTAATTGCCCATTCAATGCACGCAACAACTAATCCAATTAAAATATTTTGAATTGGTATTAAATTGTTGTTTACCCATGTTGATTTTTTGGCAATAACACCAAATATCCATGTTATGAATATCGTTACTACTGCTACTATATTTGCTAATTCCATTTTTTTCACCTCCAATCATCATAAAAAGCACTCAATACGAGTGCTTTAATTCTTTTATTTCTTCTTTAACATATTTTAGATCATCTTCTAAATGATAAGTTCGCTCTACTACCGTATTGTGTTTTTCGACTTTCTTTTCAAGTTGTTCAACACGATAAGTTATTAAAGCTGTACTTTTCTTATTTGAAGATATTGTCGCTATTACGGTAGGTATTGCTGTACAAACACCTCCGATACAAGCTATTATTATTGCTTCCATTTTTTATCCTTTCTTTTTTATTTCCATTTACCAATTGCAAAAATTGTGGCATTAAATTTTGACGTATCAGAAGCAGTCCCTCTTCCAACACCAATGTTTTTAATACTAGAAGTAGTTATAACAGGAAAATCCCAGTCAACTCGCCAACCAGCACCTTGAGTAAACTTTAAATCGACTAGCACTTCTGGTGGCTCCTTAAAAGTTTGAGAAAAATTAATTGGGGTTGCATAGTTTCCTACAAATATTCCGCCCCACGCTTCAGTAACAGATAATGTAATATCCACCTTTTGATATGTAATCATAGTTCCATCTACATATTTAATCCAATTGCCATTATCATTGCTTCCACTTTCAATAATACCATTAATGTAATTACAACTATACGTGTCTGTATTACTTGTTGTTTGGCTAGATTTAAAACTGTTTTCTACATTGGTTTGCATTAAATTTAAATTATCTGCATTAATAGGATTTGCTCCCGTTTCTCCTTTGTTTTTAAAATTAAGTTTTTCCATTTTCATCATTCCTTTCTTCTGAGTTTTCTCGGTTATTTTCATTCAATAAACTTTCATTATATTTGTTTATTTCTTCTTCATCAATTCTATTTAACTCAGCATATATTTTTTCAATTTCAGTTTTCAAAACATATACTGGTAATTTTGAAGAATTGATTTCCTCTATCAATTTTTCACTAAATTCTTTTATTCTAATTGTGAATGGTTTTTCCATATTTCCTCCTTCTAAGAAATTGCAACTAATATACCATTATAAAATGTCATTGTATGTCCACTTATTGTTAGCGAATGTTTTCCACTTACGCCTGTATAACTAGCCGTACTTGTATCTCCGCCAAGATATATTCTTATCAAATTTTTATTAAAAATATTAAGGTATCCATTAAAATTAGTATTGGCTTTGAAAAATGCTGTTGAATTACAAACTAAGCCTTGATTTCCAATTGTTAATCCAGAACATGATGGATTGTTTGTATAACCATTTCCACTAGATTGCATTCTCAAATAATATGTGTTGTTACCAATGTTTAAAGAGCCACCACTAATTCTATTTGCCGACATAGTGCCTGATGTTATTTTTGAGGCACTCAAATTTGGTATTTGATTTACATTTAATGTTCCTGCAGTAATATTATCAGCATTTAGATTTTTAACTGTTATTTTACTTGCATCAATTGTTCCAGAAGTTATTTTATCTGCACTTATATTAGGTATTCTGTCTGCATTTAAAACACCAGTTGTGATTTTTTCAGCATTAATATTTTGTGCCGAAAAATTGCTTGTTGTAATAATATCAGATGATACTTTGTCGGCTGTGATAGTCCCAGTTTTTATTTGACTAGCAGTTATAGAACCAGTTGTTATTTTATTACCATTTATCGTTGTTGATGTATTATTATTTATCGCACTTATAACACCACTTATATTAACTTTGCTTGCTTGTATTGTTGCTGCTTCACTAGTCAAATTAATGCTTGAAATAACTTCGTTTTTGCCAACTTTTTTTGATACTTCAAGATTTATTGCATCTGCTGTTTGCTTTATGCTACTTTTTACTTCCACTTTTGTCGCAAATTGTGTAGTATAAATATTTGATGCCATCAATTGAACATATATATAAGCATTAGAATATCCAGGCAATGAAACTGTGTAATTTCCTGCAGAAAGTGCTATAGTAGGAAAATCATAATTAATAGTTTCTTCTGTTATTTTAATTGCGTTTTTATTAGTTTCTTTTATATACTCAACCCTTTTTATTATTGAACACGTTTGACTATCATAATTAAGAATAAATTCATCATAATTATTAGCATCATAATATAATAAATCATCTGGCAATTCATAATCAACCACTTCATTTGTATCTGTGTTAGTAAACCTTATTATTCTGTTATTTAAGTATAAGTCGTCAGATGGATATAAGTAATCAGATGGATATAAATAAGAAATATCTTCACTAATTGGATGAATTTTAATTGCGATTGGTTCACTTTCGTTTACTTTCACTAAATTTACTGAAGCTTGTTGACTTTCACCACTCGTAGTAATATCTGCTATATCACTAATTTTTGAATTTATTTCATCTGTTGTTTGGGTTATTTTAGAAATTTTATCGTTTTGGCTTTGGACTGTTGATGTTATACCATTAACTGAAATTTCAAACTCAGAGATTTTTTGTGATTGCACCTCATCGTTCACTTTTAATGCTTCAATCGCTGTAATATTTTGTGACACGGATGTTTGTACAGTATTAACACTATTTATAACCTCTTCAACTGTTTCTGCGGAAGCCTTAGTATCAACAATTGTATTTAAGACATTAACATCAGACTCAATAGTTGTCATCTTAGTATTTATTGATGATACAGAAGATGATATTCTTCCATTTTCAATAGATAAATCAGAAATAAGTTCTCCCTGATTATCAATAGTAGTATTAATTGTTCCTATTTTTTCGTCATAATCGTTAACTATTTCCGTTATTTCTTTTTTAGTAGAATAATTTTGTTCAACGCTAAGCTCAATTTCATCTTTTGCCTTTTTTATATTTGATTGAACGTCATTTTGTGTACTAAACGTTTCATCAATTTTTTCTTTGGTATAGTAATGATTCTCAATATACTCTATTGAAACATCTGTATCTCTTTTGATCCAATGATTTTTATTATATACATCACTATCTTGAATAGCAAAAACCCAGTCGCCTTTAGCAACTGGATTTTCTATTTCCCCGGTAGGTAAATCATCATCAGAAATATCTGCTTCTATAATCCATAAATCATCCTTTTTATATGAAGTGGGTTTACTTGTATAAATTGATTTCTTTGAATTTATTTGATCGTAGATTGTTAATGGCACATCAACTTTTGACCAGCTATAAGTAATTGGATTAGTGCTTTTTTTACAATATCTATACTGATTATTTGTTGTAATATCATACCAATAATCACCAGTATGTTTTGCCTTTAATATATCAGTTGTCCATTCTTCAGCGGGATCTTCTGCTTGATACCAACTTTCAATCTTTCCATCAATTTGTTTTTCTAACTGAATTTTATCAACGGAATATGTTTTATCAATAAAATCAATAATGGTTTTATCATCGGTTGCTATTACAACCCAGTCATTTAAACTAAATAGCCCCATTAACTTATCTCGAATACAGCGATACAATTTATTATTATAAGATAACAAGCTATCTTTGTAATATGGTGGATTAGGAGGTGCACTATAACTTTTTGGCAAATTTTCTATTCTATTATTAATTGTATCTTTGCTATCAGACAACTGCTTATCCAAGTAACTTTTAGTTATATAATCATTATCATATTTTGGTTCTTTGCTTATATTATTCATTTTACCTCCTAATCATATAATTTATTCCATATTTCTTCTTTTTCTTTTTTAGTAATATCCAATTTATTAATATAATTAAATAAATAAGCACGATAGCTCTTAATGCTATAATTGGTTGTTACTCCAAAAAGTATTGTTTTTTCGGCTTTGCTTATATTCAATTTGTTAATGTAATTAAATATTGCTTGTTTTCTTGCGTTCTTCATTGCCGTAGTATCACCTTTATATTTATCTTTAACATCACTTACTGCTTTTTTAGCTAAATAGTAATCAGATATTTGTCCCTTCGCCATTGTATACGTTTTTACACCATTATAAGTATTAGACATTTCAATTCCAACTACATCTTCTCTTGCTTTATTGTAAGAATAATCAACAATATTTTTTATTATTTGACTTTTCTCTTCATCTTCAAGTTTTACATAGTTAGAATTTTTCAAAAGAAGTTTTATATTATCTTCAATTATTTTACCTGAAACTTTTGCATATTCAGTTCTTTCCTTAGTTGAAAGTATTGTCTTTTCTCCTTTTTGATTAATGTAATAAGGTGTAACTCTTGGCATTATTGTTTGGTCACCAGTTACTTTATAAACTCTATAAATTTCTGATGCACTTTCACTTATATTTTCCGTATTAACATTGGCTGGATTAAGAAATACATTAAAAATATTATTTTTTCCACCATATCTAAGTATTTCTCTTCCCATTGTGTCAACACTAGGTGATAGAGTTTTGCTTAAACCTGGTAATTTAGCTTTTATTTTATTAGTAGCTGTTTGTAAAGGTTTATCATATTCATAAGTTTGTCTTTGAGTTGTATCAGTTAAATCAACAATTTGTTTTGAAAATGTTGGAATAGCTCTTGAAGGTAATTCTAATACCTCATTTATTATTCCCGAAACGACTCCTGCGTTATCACTTAAAACATCGTTTATACTTGATAAGAAAGATTGTTCAAGTAATATGCTACCTGCAGTGTCTAAAGAGTTAACTATGCCTTCTAAAAGGGCTTGTTCTTTATTTCTTTTAGAATTTTCTATATTAGCCATTATAGACAATGGAGCTGCAATCGGTTGTGCCCAGTCATAAGTAAATGACTTATTACCTATTTTGATTGAATACGAATTAATTCCTAGAGTATTTTTTATAAAGTCTCTAGTATCCTTGTCATCATCACTTTCACCACTTGTTATACCAGCCTTAGCTAATGCCATACCTAATACATATAACATAGTTCCAGCTGTTGCCTTACCTAGAGTTTGGACAAAGTCATGTTGCATTTTTGCAGTAAATTGTCCAGTCTCAATAGCGTTATTCATTGCCTTGTATTTTGTTAAACTATTAACTAATCCAACTGGAGAATAATCAACAATAGCTTTAGTTAAGTTAGCAGGCGTTTTTGCAAATGGAATTAACACATCGCCTAGACCATATCCTCCTAGTTTTATGTTATTTAGTCCACTTCTTACACTAAGAACAAACTTAGTATATTTGTTATTATCATTCCACGTCCTTGATAAAGCTTCTTCATGGGCGATATCAATCATTTCTTGTGTAACTTCAGTTGTATTATTTAAAATCATTTGATTTTGCAATGAATTTTCAAACGATGCTTCACTAAACACTCTGTCACCAGCATCCATAACATAATTTAGCAAAGATTCTGTTCTATTTAATGACTTACCTATTAAATTTTTATCACTGAATGACTTCCTACTAGATATTTCAAATCTATTACCATCCATATCTTTAGTATTTATACCTTTTTTATGATCATTTGTTGCTTGATATGCGCCTTTTTTCATTCCTTCAAGTATAGCTTTTATGTTCATATTACCAGTTGTTCTAACACCAGTTTTTTTAGCTATTTTTTTATCCATTCTACTTGCAAAAACATCACCAATATAATTAATTGGAGCAATAATAGCATTACCAGCAACATTTCTTACTTGAGTTTTAGGATTAAATAACATTGATATTCTCATCCAAGATTTTATTCTTCCATCTTTATCTGGTGGCAATTTATCAGTCATCAATTTTTGAATTTCTGCAAGTTTAACTTTCTTGTCATATCCCTCTGGCATGTCTTTTACTTCTTGCATGGTATCCATAATAAATTTAACTTCATTAGGTTTTAAATCGAAATCATTTTTATATTTGTCAATCCACTCTTTAGTTTTTCCTTTAACCATCTTTTCATAAGCATCGGATAATTCACTTTGAGCGTATTTTACCATACCTTCAGGTGACATTCTAGCCATAATATTAAAGGCTTGTACAGTTTGACCGGCTTTAGTTCCTATATCCCTCATTTTTTTAGCTACTTCAACCATGCTATTATAGTCACCACTATCACTATATTGTTTTAATAATATCCATCCTTCTGCAACATCAGCAGCAGTGGCATCTTTACTATCCATTTTTGCCCATCTTAATGTTTCAGAAGCCCCGCCTTTATTTAGTTTCTCAAATGCTTCATTAAGACTCTCTTCATTTGTTATTTTTTTATAGTATTTAACTTCATCATTTGATAATATATGTTCTTTTTGAGTATCATTAAGCATATTAGTTTTATCTTTAATATTAGACCAATAATGACTTTCACCATTACCTTTTTCTACATTGACTTTTGATAATTCTGGTGTTGTTAAAGCATCATTAACTGATAAATCAGCAATCTCATTTGGATTTAAATTTTTTTTAACTTTTTTATTATCAGACTCATTTTTAATAATTTCACTATACTTAGCATTTGATTTTAACATTTCGTTGCCTTTTAATTTAAGATCATCAAAATAGGTTCTAGTACCATTAGATTTATATGTTTTTTCTAAATGTGCTTGCCATTTTGAATTATATTGTGAATACTTTGCACTATCACCCGGAAAGTATCCAAATTCATTTATATCATCGCCAGCAAAAAGTATATCTTTTGCTTTGACTTTAATCTCAAGAATATTACCTTTTCCATTAAATTGAGTATTATTATGATATTGGGCATATGATTTTGATGGGGTCACCCAGTCACCAACATTTATCTTATTTCCAGGGGTTGTTCTATATATTGTTATTTCTGTTTCTGGATTATTTCTAACTTTTTTTAAAGCATTTAATGATTCGTTGTTATATTTTTCATCTAAATTCAAATACCATTCTGGATGTTCAAAAATTCCCGCCATGTTCGTTTCAAAATTAGACGCATTTCCATATCCTTCACTCGGCCTATGGTTCATAAAATAATCAGTTTCTATACCTAAATTATTTATGTCATTGCCAATCCCTATTTTTTGATGTGTGTCAGATGCCGTTTCGTATATTTTATTTCCTAAGTTTTCACCTAAATTTTCGATTGCATTCTTATTAGACCACACAGTAAAGTCATTTACCAAATTATTGTTAGAGTCCATTAAATAAACTTTTACATCGCCATTATCTTTCCTAAAGTATTCTATATAATTTGTCTTAATTAAATCATCGTATTGTTTTGCATCCGCAAAATTAAAAGAACTATTAACTAGTTCTTGTGTATTATTTTCGTTTAACGGCATAGAATATTTAGTAGATGTATCACTATTGACTTTAACGTCAGTTTGTGGTATATTAGTGTCATTAAAGGAACCGTGGGCTGATTTATCAGCCATGATAGATAAACTTGTTTTATCTAGCACGGCTCCTTTTTTTTCTTTAAAATTGTCTAAATCATAAGCAAAATTATTATTGTTGTCTTTTCTTACAACTAATCTTGCTTCATAATACTTGTAATCTATTATTTCACCTGATACATTCCTGATTGGATAAGCTAATGTAACATTATAATAATCAAAACCTTGTTTACCACGATTTGTTCCTTTATAATTTTGTTTAGATTTGCTGGTATCCATCTTTGCAATTTCTAATATTTCTCCATAATTTCCAGAAATTCTCTTTTTTAATCTTGTATTTTTTTGATTATTATATCCATCATTCAAATACTTTTTAATATCTTTGTTTTCTATACTAATTTCTGTACCACTTTTAGAGTTTACATATTTAATACCTAGCATTGATTTTAAATTTTGTTCTGCTTCTTGTTTAGATGGATGAGAACCATTAACATCATCAGAAACTACAACATCTTCACCACTCATTAATTTTCCCTTAGCATAATTTACATTTTCATTTAAATTATTGACTGATTGTCTATACGCATTTCTCCATCTGACCTCTAAATCTTGCACAAAATTTCTATATCTACCTTCAGCAGTTAATCTATTTAATAATTTCTTTATAGCTTCATATATTTGTCTTATTAAACTTTTAGATTGTTCAGTATTTTGAGTTTCTAGAGTGTTAATAAATTCTTGATTACCAAATAATTGACCACAAACATCAGCAAAAACTTCCTCAGATGTAAGATTTTTTCCATATGTAGTCTCAATTTCTTTAACTGCCTTAGCAAAGCCTTCATTTCTACTAGCAAAATCATTTACCAGTTGAATCATTTCTGGAGTTTTTATTGCATGAGAAATTTCATGAACAAGCAAAAATTCTCCCGCTCTATCTGAATCCGGATTAATTCTGATTTCAATTTCATTGTTTGGATTTGTAGTGATTTTTGCATTAACTGAGTCACCGTTTTCATTAGTAATCGTGTTATCCAATAGTATATTGTAATTTTTATCTTCAATTACTTTAGAAATTGTATCTATTAATTGTTGAGTCTCTTGGCTATTATTTAATTTTGACTCTTTTGCACTTTGGTAAAGATTGTTAATCTTTTGATTATTTGTTTCATTATAATTAAATAAATTATCATTATTTGTTTGAACAAGATTATTTATACTTGAAATACTAGATTTTTGATAATTTTCTCCATTTTGATCCAGTTGATTATTTAATGAAGAATTTTGATTATTATCTATGTTATTTCCATTATTATTTAATTTTGAGTTAACTAAATTTTCTTCTTCATCTACAGTTAATCCATTAATCAAGCTTCTTCCAGTTTTTATATTTTGATAAGTAGTAGGATTTGCTCCTATGGTTACTGCAGATACTAATGTTCCCATCACAAAGTCTTGTAATTTATCTTCGTTAGTATATATTTCATTTAATTCTTTATCACTCATATAGGTTAGTTGTTTTCCTAATGCACTGCCAATACCAGAAATAACTTCTTCAGCCCCTTCACCCAAGATGTTAATTCCAGCTTGAGTAATGTATTTTAAAGCTTTATTTTTTATTTTGTTAGTAGTTTTATTTAAGATTGTCTCTGTAGTTTTACCTGTACCAGGTAGCTTAATTCCGCCAAAAATATACTCAGACCCAATTTCGGCGCCAGCACTTATACCAGCAGAAAGCCACGCTTGCGCGTTTGTTGCACCTTCTGCATAAGCTTCTGGTAATTCGCTACCAACACTAGTAACACCAGAAGTAACTTGCCACGGAATACCAACAGATTGTCCTGCTAGCATTCCAGCATAGTATCCTACCCCTTGTGCTACATCTCTTGTTGTATCACCAACAACGCTATTTGATTTTGTGGCATCACTTGCCTTTTGTAATAATCCTGAAGGAGTATAATTTTTTAGTCTTTCATTAACTTCCTCATCTTTTCCAGCAAGTCTATTTTTTAGCTTATCGGCGTAATTATCATATCCGAGAATATCGGCGCCAGTAGCGATTCCACCTACTATAGTTTTAGCTACTGCATCACCTATATTTGAAACTCCCTTTAAAAGATTTGCACCAACATTTGTTGCTGTATTTAATGTTGTTCGTGTAATATCTCCAAAATCATAACCATCATCAAATAGATTTGAACCTTTTACGACATTTTTATACCACGGTTTGTTTTCACTCTTAGAACTGCTTGATTGTTTTGCTAATTTTAATCCGCCTATAACATCATATTTTTGTTCAACTTCTTTTTTTTCTTTTTCATCATTTTCTTTTTTTATTTCAGCAAGCTTAATTGGCATTTTGCCACCTCCGTTTATTATTTAGGATTGGTAATATAATTTTTATAAAGATTATTGCTAAGAATCGTATTTCCAAATCCGCGGCCTCCATTATTGCCACCACCTTTTCCGGCATTTGAAGACATTATGTTACTTTTTTTCTTTTTGGATGTTACATCAATATATTCATTTTCATATCCATCCCAGATGTAATATTTACTACCAATTTTCCAAACATTTTGGTCGTCTATATTCACATTACCTGTATTTAGTGATCCTTTTTCTCCAACAAATTCTGCAACAGTTTGTCCTGATTTTTTTAATTTTTTTCCATTAATATTATCTGGTTGATATCCATTATCAAAAACACCATTTGCAGTGTCAGGATTTACAGTTTTAGTAAATGGATTTGTATACTTGCTTTGAGTTTCTGTATTTTTATCATTGGAACTATCGCTATTGCTATCACCAAATCCATCACTTCCATAATTGCTTATATAAGTTTTATATTTGTTTAATGCATATTCTTTTTCCCAATTTGCTTGACTTTGTTTAGCTTGTTCTCTTTGGAATGCTAAATTTTCATTATATTGTCTTATAGCTTCTTGTTTTGCTAATTCGGCTTGTTCATTTTCATATTCTTGTTGTTTCATAGCCAAATAATTATTGTAAACAGTATTGTATTGATTTAAAGCTTTGTCATCTATTTCGGATTGCAAATTAGCTAAATTTTTACCATAATCAGTTAATAAATTTATTCTACTATTATCATATGAAGTATTAGTATCATTTTTTTGTATTTCTAGATTATTTAAATTGCTAATTTTGTTTTTTAACACTTCGGTTAAATTAGTTCCGTAATTATTATTAATAGAATTTACTTGACTTCCAACAATGCCTTGAGTTCCTAATCCCGCTCTATTCATTGAATTTTGATTATCTTTTAAAGATAACATTTTATTAATATATAATTGCTTTGCAGCATCTTCAGCACTTTGATTAATTGTACTTTGATTTGCATTTAATTTGTAAATTGCATTATTTTGTTGATTTTGTAATTGATTCAAAGAATTATCTTTTGCTTTAATCAATTCATCAATTAAATATTGATTATTTTTTTTTATGGTTTCCGAATATTTTCTAGCATTTTCTTCGGCTTCTTTTATCCATTGCGCAGTTGTTGCCATATTTTTCACTCTCCCTTATATTTTCCTGCAAAAACATATTCTAAAGATAGTCTTTCAAAACTTGATCTTTTATTTGTTTTGCTTTCCATAATAAATTTCACAAACATAAATTTTTTAATTCTTTCTTTTTCTCTAATAGTTTTTGGAAATGTATCTGACAAATTGGAATATTCTTTGTTAATTATTTCACTTGTACCATCATCTAGTTCATAACTTAAAGTAATATCACTCTCTTGTTTTGGATTTAATACTAAAGTAACTGTTTTAATAGTCTTAGCATAATCATTAGTATCAAAATCTAAAAATGGTGTTTCCCAATAACATTCAACATTATTTTGATTACCATCTTTATAAGTTGTACCGAAAGTACATATTTTTCCATCATTTGTACCAAAATACAATTTATTATTCCAACTAAAAAATACCCTTGCAGGTATATTTTCCCAATACCACCATTCATATTGGTACTGTTCTGTTTTAGCATGTTTTGGATAGCTTAAATATCTGCTATCAGCTATGTACACATGATTATTTATTCCTAAATAGTACTTACCATCGACAACAATTGATATTGCATTATCTAAATTACTCTCTTTTAAAAGTTTACCATTTACATAATACGACCTTTGCATTGCAAATTTTTCTCCGTTATTTCCAATGATAGCATATACTCCTTGTGGAGTAAGCATTAAAGGGTCATTCAATAAATTATTTATAGATTGGCTAGCAATACAGCCAATATTTTTTGCTCCATCTTGTAGTGGAAAAACTTCAACACTATTTAGCAAATTGTAATTTCTATAATAAATTGTACAATCTGTATCACTTTGTTTTTTTAATATAGCAAGTGTTCCATCATTCAATCTAGCATAACCAGCAATAGGTTCAGTACCAACTCTTGAAAAATTTTCATCTGGCCAATATAATGGATTTTCCTGTTCACACCAAAAATCATAATTAGGAAAATCTTTATTACCGGTAACGAAAATTCTATTACCATTTCCTTCATAACCATACAATTCTGCAATAGTGCATTGATTAATTTTCTTGGCATTATCGCTAATCTTTTTTTTGTATGTTATTTCTACATTATCTCTGCCTAAGACTGGTGGTTCTCCAGGAGTAAAATAAACCTCTCCTTTTGTTAAATTGAATGTATAATCAGTAACCTCTTCCCAATTTCCTTCAGAAGACAATTTTCTAACTAATGTTATTTCATCTATATTTTGTTCTTCTAATTTAAAAGTGGTTTGATTTACATATATAGGATTTCCTTCATCGTCAAGACCAGTTTCTATTTTTGAAGATAAAAACATGTTTTTGACATAAGGACTAAACAAATTCTTTAATTCGTAATCTGTTCCGCCACCATTATTATCTCTTGAAACTGATGTTGTTGGAATATATCCGCACTCATCAGCAAATTTTGCTTCATAATTAGTTCCGTCGAATTTTGAAAACACAACTACTCTTGTTCCATCGAAAATAACTAAATAACCATGTAAATAAATGCCTTTAGATTTATTGTCACTCATTCCAGTTAATATTAACGTAAAAGTTTTAAAATCGCTTGTACATTGATATAAAGACTTACCAGAATGAACTAAAAACAAATCACCTTTATCGGTATCTATATTCCACACACCATTGATTTTTGTACCTATTGTGGCTAATATATCATATCCATATCTTTTTTCGTTGTATCCATCGTTATTGATGAGATTTTTTGCATTTGAACTTCTTCTTACATCTACATCTATTTGTGATGTTGTAAAATCTACACCTTTAAATTCTTTAATAGTGTAATATTCTTTTGTTTTTTGTGAAGGTATACTATACATATTATCCCTCCATACTATAAATTCGTTCTATCGTTGGAGTTGGAAATCCATACTTATTATTAGCATAATTATCTACTAAAGTCATAAACTCATTCATATACATAGTTGATAACGTTAAATCATCATCTTTGTATAATTCACCTGCAATATATAATGGTATTAAATTTGCATATTCTGATGCAATCTCTATAACAAAATCAGTATCAGTATCCGAATTAATAATAGTTGGTTTTACTTCGTATGAAACAAGTATTCTTCCATCTTGCCAATTATCAATTATTATCGTATTTTTATTTAATATTTTCCAACTAACAGGCGTTTTAGAATAAATACCTTTAATCATTCTAAAGTCTTCTATTTTCTCAGATAAATCATAATAAATAGTATCTTCTTTTTCTAGTTCAAAAGTACTTTCATTGGATCCAAGCTTCGACACAATGAAATTTATTGCTTCGTTACAAGCTTGTGGCATTGCATAAAGATATGTTTTGTATTTCTTTTCATTCATATAATCTGATAATTTATTTACAGATAAGTTTTCATTATTTAAAAACATTTTCTTTAAACTTTCGATTTGTATTTCTCCCCATGTCATATTTTCACTCTCCTTCGGTCAAGTTTGTGAGAGTTGCACTCACCATACTCTTAACTTGATAACAGGATTTTAAATTAATCCTGCATTTTTTAGTTGTTCATATACTGCTAATTCAACTTCAGTTTCAACACCGCGTTCAATAGTAGCATACATTTCATTAACACCTACAGTAACAAATTTATCTTGTGGGTTAATTTCACTTACTGGGATACAAATTTTGTATTTTTTGTTCTTTTCGGCTTCTATTCTTTCAGCTTCTTGTTTTGCTAATATGGCTTTCACTTCTGCCTCAGTATAAATTTTTTCTTTACTAGTGTTCTTTTCAGTTTTTCCTTCTTGTTCATCAACAATAGGTTCATTATTTTTAATTTCTTTTACTTCATCTTTTTTAGCCATAATTTTTTCCTCCATTTCCTAAAAAAGTTAAGGGGCATAAAGCCCCTCTGTTAAGCTTTTACGCCAGTTTCAACTCTTACTAATGCAAGTGGTTGAGTGATAACTGCAGTGAATGCAGATTTCCAACCAGCTGTTGCTCTTTGATTTAATGGGTCGCCTGTTCCAGCACTACCATTTGGTTTAACGATAATTTCTGGTTTACCTGCTCCATTTTCAAGATTCACACAGCTATATGCACCTTTACCATATGCATAAGCTTGATGAACTGAAATTTTAGATTGCGCAGTGTCTGAACTATCAACAATTTTTAAATTAGTTGTTTCATAGAACTTCATACCATGCATTTTTCCAAGTTCACCTTTAACCATTTGTTCTGGTCTAGCATATTTTGATACATCAACCCAAGCACTATCATTCATTAAGTCATAAGCAATATCTGGGTCAACAACCATATGATAGAAACCATCAGAAAATCTTTTAGCATTTGCATTTTTAAGTTTTCTAACGATTTTTTTGATATCATCACCAGTTAGATTTTTAGTTGATGCACTTTCTAATCCTGCTCTAGTTGTAACTCCACCAGCAAAATATACGTTTGTTCCTTTTGAAATTGCTGTTTGTATTCTGTTGTCTACAACTAAACCTGCTTCTTCGCCTAGGAGTTCACTTGTTTCAGTTAAAACTGGATCAATTCCTGTCATTTGAATTAAGTCAGTAATTTGAACAAAGTCACCTTCTTGAGCAATTTTAGCAGTAATTGTTGAAACTGTTAAGTTATTTCCATCAGGTGTTACACCTTCTGTTAAACTTGAACTTGGTGCAGTTAAAGAATCAAATTTTCTAAAATTCATTGTTGTACCTGAATTTTTAGGTAATTTTTTCTTCTCAGCATCGTTATAGAACATTAAAGATGGTAATAATCTTTGTAATAATGTTCTTTCGTAAAATGTTTTATCTTCTGCAGATAATTGATTGTGGTTTGTCACATTTGTGATTGTTTGACTTTTTGTAGCCATAATTTTTTCCTTCTTTCTTCCAGGTCTTTAATTATTTTTACAATTCACCATCTTTTGCCTTTTGAATCATTGTTTCAAATTCTTCATCAGACATATTTGAATAGTCAATTGTATTATCACTATCGCCTTTCAAACTGCCTGGAGTTGCTTGCGCATTGGCAATAGTTTGTTTTGCAACTTCAATTGCAGAATTTCTAAAAGCATTCTTGAAATTGTTAAATCCTTCGTAAAGTTCTGTTAAAGAATTGTTTTTACCTCTTATATAGTCATTAAAAAAAGAGTCATCTAATAACTCTTTTAAATCTACATTAGGGTATTTTTCAACAAATTCATCAACTTCTTTTTTAGTCTTTTCCTCAAGATTTTTCTTTTCTTGAATAACCTTATTTTCTTCTTTTCTTTTGTTCAACAAAGCATCTGGCAAGTCATTTATTGGGTCTTTACCATCTTGCTCTAATTGATACATAGTTTCATACATTTCAGCATCAGCTAAATCTATAATCGGCCTATTAGTATAAGGATTTATTTTGCCCTTATACACCGCTAATTTACCTTCTTCATAAGCTTTAGCTTTGGCTTCTTCTATTTTTTTATTAGCATCTTCCTCAGCTTTTCTTCTTATCTGTGCATAATTAGCATTTTCTTCATCGGTTTGTACTTTCTTTTCAGTTTCTGTTTCATTACTTTTATCAGTTTCTTCAACAGTCACTTCTTGTTCAGCAAATTCTTCTGAAGTTTCTTCTTGTGTATTCTCATCCACAATAGTTGTTTCTTCGGCAACTTCCTCAACTGGTTCAGCGACATCCAGTATTTTTTCGCTATCTTCCATATTTCCTCCTTGGATTTTTGCGCTTTTCCATGCGAACTTATTTAACTTCTTTAATGTCTAGTTATAAAGACAAATTAAAAGACACTTAGGTGTCTATAATCCAATATTTTGTTGAGCTCCAATATCATTTTGTATTTGAGCGATCATCATTTGTTGTTGCATTGCTTCTTCTTTTTTTCTTTGTCTAATCTTTTTAAGTTTTTCTTTAAAAGACATTATTGTATCTGGATACAATTCAATATAATCATCTGCATCTATTGTGCCATCTGCTTTAAGTGAATCTAACAAAGAGATAGCTAAACTTTCACTCCACACTCCACCAGATCCGACTTCTACAGATACATTAAAATCAAAATTTTCATATTCTGAGCCATTCATTTGAACTGCATACACATTATTATCTTGTTCAAAACCAAATAGTCTACTATCTGAATAATAATATTTGAAGAATTGTTCATATATTTTTGCCTTTTGTGAATAGCACCTATAGAATTTCTTTTGATACATTTCAATAGGTTTTTTGGCTTGGTTTTGCAATGCAATAATTGCACTAGCTGCCATATTAGCGCCTAAAACTTCACCAGTTACAACTTCAGTAGAACCTGATGTTGTTCTTGTAATATCTAAAATTGTATTAGTTAAAGTCAATGCTTGGGCATTAAATGATGGAGTTTCAAGATATTTAACACCCCACCCATTAGTTTTGGACGTGTCAGTTAATATTTGCCCTGGTTCATTTGTGATACTTTGATTTGCTAGTGCCCCAACTTTTTGAATAATTTTTGGCCATGAGGTATCTTGAACTGATAATAACATCATCGCTACATTAAAGTTTAACGCTTTATTGTTTTGTATTGCTTGTTCAATTTCTCCAATACCATAAATACATCTTTTTCTTTCTTTATGAGTTATAACTGATACTGGATATAATTGTTTTCTTGTGTAAGTATAATTAGTGTGATTGTCTGGTTCATTTATCTCTTGTTCATCTTCAAAAGTAACTTTTTCTTTTTCAGGTTGCCATAAAGTAGGTTTTTGAAGATAATATTCTTTGGTAGATTTTTCCCAAACAACTTTGCCATTTTGTCTTGAATATTTAGTTAACACTGTAACCTGTTCAAGTCCTTGTTCACTTTCCGGTAATTCATTATCTGGTTTAATGTTTTCATAGTCTTTTACTCCATTTTTCTTTGCTAATTCTTTAACACTGCCTAATGGTTCGCTAGAAACGATAATAATATATTTTTGCTTTTGAATATCTTTTTCAGTAGGATTACTAACAATAACATTTCTTGGATGAATAACTTCAGCTCTCATCGCACCAACGTATGAAGCGTATAATCCACCAGATATAGTCACATCCCAATAATAATGATAAAATGCAGTTCCTAACTGTGTAGTATATCCTATTGCTATGTCATCTAAATCTTCTTCTTTCACTTCTTTGACTAAACTTTCTGCAAATTTAGTAAATACTTCAGCTCCCTGTTCTGCTTTTTCTAATTGATATCCATATAACTCAGCCGGCTTATAAATCATTTTGACATTTCCGCTCAAAATCCCTGCTTTCTTGTTATCAGCTATCATTGCAGATATATTAAAAATAGGTCTTGGAAGTGATTTAGTTCTATTAGTAGGCGCTGGCCACTGATTACCTTCATAAAAGTTTTCACAATCTTGCCATATTTTTATTAAACCTTTACTGGTCAGATAATTTAAACCATTTGTATATTGCTCCCATATTTTTGTAGGTTTCTTTTCGTTTTCGTTCATGATTACTCACCTTCCTCTTTTCTTGAAGTGTATCCAAACATCCACTCATCTTTAATATCCTGTGTAAGATTTTGAACTGTTATAGGCTTATCTTCTTCTTTATTATCAATTTTTGTTTCATCACTAATTTTATCCAATATATCTTGCATATATTTTTTCACAAAAAAAGGAACTGTGATACCAATTCCAAAGCCTGCAACAAAAACTATCAATAAAACTATTCCATATAATATTTCCATATTTTTCACCATCCTATGATATCATCCGTTTCTACATAATCACTCTGTAGAGCAAACGGTAATTCTATTTTTTCTTCTTTAACAACTTGTTTAACAATAAAATCTTGTTGTTCTCTTATATAATAGGTAATTGCTAATCCCATTATTAAATCATCGTGTTCTCCAGGAGAAGCTTCTGCTCTCCCTTTTTCGTTTCTTATAAATACTAAAGCCTCATTTAAAGTATCTATGTCATTTATACATTCTATATTATCTCTGAATATTTCTTTTAATCCAGCTAATATAATAGGCCTTGTCGCTTTAGAAGTGACAAAACCAAATTTGTCTTGAATGATTTCTGCTATGTTATCTTCAACTTCTCTTATAAATAGCTTAGGATAATTATATTCTTTTAATTTTTTTGTTGGGTAAGTACTATAATTGTTTTCTAAGCCTATCAACGCAGTATTATAATACATACCTAAACAATATATTTGCCTAGCATATTCATCTTCATCTATTTTATTATGTCTTAACTTAGCTACTTGCCTGCTATTACTATTATCAATAACATGACCTGTAAAGTAATCACTACCTTCGCCAGCAGTATCACCGCCCAAAACATAAGGATGCCCATCTAAAGCATCCTCAAATATATCAATATATCCTTTTTCATCTTCTATAAATTCAATGTCTGATATTTCGTTATTTGATAATGTATAACCGAAATACCCTTTTTTTAGTGGTTTTATATTTCTTATTTTATTTATTCTGCCCATAATTATTTCTTTATTGAAATAACAAGAACCAGTACTTATGAAAGCTTCTTCTGGACATATTGGATATTCTTGTTTGAACGATTCTATATCATTACCACAGTTGTTTCTTATACACCATCTACGCCAGGTAATTTGCTCTAGTGATAAGTTATAATCTGTTCGCAATTGTTTTTCTTCTGAAGTTAGTTCAAAACCAGTATAAGGCATCCTATATTCCTCTAATTCGTTCCAACCTACAAACAATGGTACAAAATCATTATTACCACTCACTGCATCATCCCATATTTTTTTAAATTCATCAAAACCATTTGCAGTAGACTCTATAAATACTGCTGTATCTGGCAAATAAGGAACTGTTTGAAGCAAACCAACTAATGTTTCTTTTTTATCTCCAGGCCAGAATGCAAATTCTGAAGCATGTATATTATTATAAGTAGAAGAACGACCAACACCTTTAGAACCAGCGGTCATACATCTTATTTTACTTTTTAAACCAGTACCAAGTTCATTATCAAATATAAGCTCTTGTGCGTTCGATGCTTTCTTAGATGGTTTCATTTCTTGTGGTAAGCATTCATACATCAATTTGCTCATATCAAATAAGTTTTTAGTGGCTTTTTCTTGATGCGTTATAATACCGGTGTTAATATTGAATTTAGTAGTAGTTTCTTTAAATAATATTGCTCCAACAATCGTACTAAACCCCATTTGTCTGGCTTTTAATATAACTATTCTTACTGGTTTTCCAGCTATTTTCAACTCTTTAATAGTATTATATAAACGTTGTTGTGGAGTATTTAACTCTAAATTTATTAACTTACCATTTTTATTTCTAATTTTAATATATTTTTCTATATATTGTTTCGTATTAATACTCATCTTTATCACTTACGGCTCTTAAAGCTTCTTCATAAGATATTTCAACACTACCGGTAAGAACTGTTTTATACTCACCACTCATTTTATTAAGAGTATCTAGTGCCTTTAATTTCGTATCAATTTTGGTAGGACACTTTATTGTTTTAATCGTATCATTTTCTACATTAGTCATCAATGGAATTTCCTCTAAAATTTCTCCTTTTACTATTTTAGTTAAATAGACCATTCTTTCTTTTGCGGTCATGATGTTCTTATCTTGAAGTTTTTCTAATAACTCATTATACCTTGTCTGAACCTTATCTGAGTTAAACAATATACATGCTTTACTATCTATTGCTTCATCTTTGTATTTTGCATTATATGCTTTTTTGTATGCTTCTCTCTGGCTCATACCTTTGATAAGATTCTGAACAAACATTTCTTGCTTAGCATTTAACAAGTTATCACTCCCTTTCTTTAAACTCAATACACTCCCAAATTTCTTCTTTATATTCTGCTAATATAGAGATTATAATAGCTAATATAATCATAATTATAATTAATAAAATTGCTAATATAATTTTCATACTCTTATGTTCCCATAATCAAAATAAATTTTCCATATGCTTTAGCTATTTCATATTCTATTTTGCATCCTCTTGCTTTTTCCCAACCAGGAACAAAAATTACTACGTCTGCTTCAGCTAATTTCTCAATTGATTTTGCTAAATAATAAATGGGATTATCAAATTCAACATCAAATAGAGTATTTAATACTTTCCATTCTGGATTAATAACTTTAATTACTTCTTCTCTTACAGCTTTAATTTCTTCATCAGTTAAACCATTCATTGGTTGACTTATCATTACTTTCATATTACATCTTCCTTTCATTTATAAATACTTCACTAATGATATAAAGGCTTTTTACATACTAATATAGCAATTCTTCCTTTGTTAGTCATGATTAAATATTTGGTCGATTGCAAACCTATATTTCTTCACTAGGAATATTAATCAATCTTGCAAGTTATTAATTAATATTGCACCCTTTCATTTCCCAGCATACCAAATTTATATATCATCAGTACACTACCTAAAAAGGTAGCACTATATACTACCTATAAAATTGGTAGGCGAAGTAGGACTTGAACCTACACTAGCTCGGATATAAGCCGAGTGCTTTAACCAATTAAACTATTCGCCTAAAAAAACGACTAGAAATAATCTAATCGTTTGTGTGATATCTGGAACTTATATTTATTCCATGATACCATTTTAGCACATTAACCATGACATGAACATGACATTTTTCATTTTTTATATTTTCCCCTTAATTATTTCATCATAAAATCTATGAACTTGCCTATCTGAATAACCAGTTAGCTCTGCGATTTCTAACCAAGTTCGTTTTCTTTTATTTTTTCTTATAAATTCCATGTCTTCTCTTAATTCGTAAACTTTTAACTTGTAAGGTTCTATATTTGAAATTCTTTGCATTTCTTTAAGAATGTATTCTTGATAACTCAATATACTTTCTTGTAAAGAATATATTTTGGTATCTAATTCTTCATCTTTTATAATATAGTGACTAAACTTATCAAATATTGCATTTGTCCTACTCGTGACCACATCTTTAAATTTTGAAGAGCCAGGCTGAGTTTTAACGTAATTTATTTTTTTCTTAGTTAAATACACATCCAGTTCATTTTCTAATTTTTCAATTTCATTTCTAGCTTCTTTAATAGTTAAATGTTTTTCTAGTATCATTTAAGCCTCCATCTTTTCTCGCAATTCATCTTCATTATAAACTCTATATCTATATTGAGTATTTAATCTCTTTTCTGTTTTACCAATTTCCCCCAAAAGTAATTTTCTATTCTCATAACCGATTAATCTTTGCTGATAAGTTCTAAGTGTATGAGCTAATTCTTGTTCTTGTTTTATTTTTCTTCTATCAACTAGTCTAGTCTTAAGTTCTTTTATCATTCTGTAACTTGATTTGCTATTCAATTGATTATTTTCTATGTAATGATATAAATCGCTTATACCTTGATCATTTTTTGAACAAGAATCAGATAAACTATCTATATATCTATCTAATTCATCTAATGACTCTACGACCTCTTTTACTTTTGTTGATATATTCATTATTCCTCCATTAAATAACAGTTATTTACGCTAATTAAATAAACTTTTCCATTTGATTGTATTTGGATTTGTTCGCCATCATAATCTTTCCATTTATCTATTTTTAATTCAAATTCATTGCCATTGTAATTACAATATGCTTTATCAAACGTGTATTTAAAATCAAATACTTGCTTGTTACAGCCTGTTAATAATAGTAGTGGAACTATTAATAATAATATCTTTTTCATTTT